TGAACGTCATCTACATTTCCCGGTATGCGACCATCAACGAAAATGGCATTGAAAAACCTGTCCCTTCCCTTTCCGCCAAACATCTGAACGTGGTAAACGGTAACTGTGATATGAACATTCTTTGCCAAAAAATCGGTAAAAATTACATTCGCCGGGTCGTCGATCGACGCAAAGCATACAAACGTGAATGGATCAAGGACCCACGAATTCTCAAAATCTTGGACACTTGCATCGGCGCCTTCGATAAGCCGACGCAAACCAGCAAAGAAGAAGCCAAAAAGATTGTTGAAACTTTAGAGAAGCAAGAAGAGCAGGCCTTCTTTGGTCAGCCTGTGGTACAACCTGAATCTGAAGAAGAAACGGGAGTAGATAATTCTGCTGAAAGTGTAGAGGAACCCACGCAGGCCCCGGAACCCGACCAAGCAGCCAATCCGGAAACATCAAAACAACCCGTGACGAAAAGGCCACAACCGAAGGCAGCGGCTCCGAGGCCGCCGAGGGTGAAATAAGCAAGAAATTTTTGGCGGTAAAATCAGAATCATTGCATAAAGGAGGAATTTTCGATGAACTTGAAAGAACTTGCTGAAAAAATGCTGAACGAAGGTTTTGATCCGAATACTTCCAACGTGAACGATGGTGACAGTTTCGACCTTCCGGATGGCATCTATGATGCCATCTTGGAAAATGTGGAGTATAGAGTGAACAACAATGGGACCGAGTGGATCTCCCTCACTTTGAACATCATTAACGATGGCTACGAAAACCGAAAATACTTTGCGAATTATTGGCTCACAGAAAAGCAACTGGAACGAAACATCAAGAAACTTTGGGGGCACGCCGCCCAGGTTTTCGGTGTCCAGCTGACACCTGAGGACATCGCTAACATCGAAACCGCGGTTGTTGAAAAACTCCAAGATGCGCTCGGGACCCAGGTCGAGCTTGAACTGAAAACCCAGCGCTGGAAAGACAAAACCACCGGGGAACTAAAAGAATTCCAAAACTTCAAATTGAACCCCGCTGTCGATACACCGTTCTGATTAGGTGATCGCCGTGTTTCTCTTTTACGATCTGGAAGTATTCCGTCATGATTGGCTGGCCGTGCTAATGGATGAAAACGGGTCCGTCATCCGGATCCATAACGATGTGGACAAGCTGAAAAACAGCTTGTCCACTCAACAAATTTTGGTCGGTTTCAATAATTACAGTTATGACGATGTGGTTCTGGCTGGGATTTTGAGCGGCAAAGATCCGTTTGAACTCTCTCAAAAAATCATGAATGGCGATCGGATCAATGCCACACTGGAGTATCTTACGCTCGATACCATGCAAGAATTGAACGGACTTTCTCTCAAAGAAATCCAGGCGAATCTTGGTCAGAATATCCACGAAACACCGATCGACTTCAACATCGACAGACCATTGACCCCGGAGGAAATCGAAGAAGTCTTCCAATACTGTGAAAACGACGTCCGGACCACAAAAAAAGTCTTTGAGCTCCGGGAAGATTACTTCATCAGCAAATTCGAGATCGTGGACACCTTCAAATTGCCGGTTACCATGGTCAAAAAAACCCGGGCGAATCTTGCGGCAGCTGTGCTGCAAGCCAAAAAAACCAAGCAAAACGACCCGCTCAACATCCATTTTGACAAACGGATCCCGCTGCATGAGCTGCCGGCCGAAATTGTCAGTTTCTATACCAACATCAAACGAAGGTTTTGGGACGGCGAGGATCCCCGGGAACTGGAACGGGAAAAACTCGAATTTGAGCTTGCCGGCATTAAACATACTTACGGATTCGGCGGCCTCCACGGGGCTATTGAGAATTACGTTTACAACGGGCCCATGATGCAGATTGACGTTTCTTCTTTCTATCCCACGCTCATGATCAACAATGATTTCATCAGTCGGGGAGCCGGGAAGCCGGAACTTTACCGAAAGATTTATGATGAACGGCTCCGCCTTAAAAAAGAAGGAAATTCGAAACACGAAATCTATAAAATCCTGCTTAATGCAGCGTTCGGGGGAATGAAAAACGAATACAACCCGCTGTATGATCCGCAAATGTTCAACAACGTTGTCATAAACGGCCAGCTAATTTTGACCCATCTCATTCTTTTGTTGCAACCATTCACCGAGCAGCTGATCCAGTCCAACACCGACGGGATTATCATCGCTTATGATCCGGATATGAAAGACGCCATACTCGATTTGCTCGACCGATTCGCCGGCTGTTATGAGCTGAAGTTTGATGTCAAATACATCACCAAGATTGCGCAACGAGATGTGAATAACTATGTGGTGAAGTACGAAAACGGCGAAATTAAGGCCAAGGGCCGGATGGCAAATTTCGATGGCGGCGACTGGGAACGGAATAGTCTTCATATTATCGACCGGGCTCTGGTGAATTACTACATGCACAATATTCCGGTCCAGCGGACCGTGATCGACGCCTTCAAAACAAATAGGCTTGACCTGTTTCAGCTGGTGGCCAAGGCCGGCAAATTCGACGGGATGGCGCATGAAATGGACGGGAAAATGGTTGAGTTACAGAAAGTCAACCGGATTTTTGCAACGACCAAGAAAAATTTTGGCGGCGTCTACAAAGTGAAAGATTACAAGTTTCACAAGACACCGTTTACATCGGATCACTGTATTGTTTGGAACGATGATCTGAAGAAATTGGATAAGCGGCTGTTGGATCTGAATTTTTATATTCAGCTGGTGAAGGAAAACTTGTTTACATGATTTCATCAACCCGGCGGTGGTTGACGAGAAAATGACAATTTGAGGAGTGGATGCAATGAAGATATTCAAAGGAGATGATTCCATCCATCCTGACTATTATCACCGCGGAGGAATCGATGTGATTAAATTCGCCGAACTGCACTTCCCCCGGGAGCAAGTGAAGGGATTTCACAGGATAAACATACTCAAATATGTTACCCGGTACGATCGAAAAGGCGGTGTTGAGGACCTGCGGAAGGCGGAAGAGTATTTGAGGAGATTGATCGAGATGGAGGAACGGTCCGAATGACTTTACCATGGCTGAAAGAAATCCCGTATCAAATGAACCTTTTCGGCCCTGTTTGTCCATTCTGTGGTGAGATAAAAACTCACTTGGTGACAAAATTTTTCCAAGAGGGCATCGGCTGGATCTGTGAAGATTGCCGGAAATATGAGACCACCTGCGAGGAAAGGAAAATTTATTACGAAGGAAAACTGCGGCCGGTGAGTGATGTTGAGGAAATCATCGCCGATCAGCTAGAAGTGGAAAATCCGAATTTAGACTTAGATGTTAATATTTCCGAAGAGAGTAATGATTGAGGAAGGATGAATATGGACGGATGGAATGAAATTTACCGATCGAAAAAACACCGCATCTTTCTTGAACTCAGGGCCCTGATCGGCAGACATAATCAAACAGACACATCTTTCGAAAAACGCACCGGGTGTGCTATTTGTGACAAAATCAATAGGGCCCGACATCAGCTTGATCAGCTTCAAAACCAAAAAATCCGGAAAATCCTTCAAAAAGGCGAAAACATGACCAAAGAAGAACTGCGATACCTGCTTTCGAAAGATGTGGATCGGAAAGTTATCGCGAGATCGTTGAATATTTCCACTCAAACGCTACAAAAGTATCTCAAGCGCTGGCAACTATCGAAACGGCAAATGGGGTGAAACCCTTGATCAAATACATCGAACTCGACGGCAAGAAACCCAAGCACAATTTTGATACCTTTTCCATGACGCACGAACACTATCAGGACGCGGGGATCCTGTTGAATTCGAAGATTGTCGTCGTGGATTTTGATGAACGAAACAAAGCCATGGAAGAAATCTATAGGGAGTACCCGACCCTTCGCGTCGAAACTAGCCGTGGCTGCCATCTCTACTATCGGAAACCGCCAAATGTGCTGATCAAGAACTGGACCAAGAAGGTTACGGTTTCTGGTCTGGCGGCAGATTATAAAACCGGGAGCCGGTCACTTGCGGTCATCAAACAGAACGGGGAACTCCGCAAGATGACCAACGGCCATTATTTGAACAACCTTGACGCGCTCCCGGTACTCCCTATTTTACTTCATCCGTTGCGGCTCAAACAAACCCTTTTAGGCATGAAAGAGCATGACGGCCGGAATTCGGCCCTATTTACCCATTTGATGACCACGAAAGAAATGCATGTTATTGACGATTCGGAACTCGAAAGAATCGCAAACTTCATCAACACATTCGTATTCGCGGAGCCGCTCGATCAGAAAGAATTGGACCGAATCATCCAGTCCGTCGTTGAGCGGAAACCAGAGCTTAATCAAAAATGGCTTAATCCGAAAGATATTGTCATGACCAGCGAGGTGCTGGTCGAAAAATTGGACATCAAATTCTACCAGCAAAAGCTGTATTTTCGCCTCGATGACCACTATGTCCATAATGACAATAAGTTGCTTCGGGAAATTGATCGGATGATTAAGCTGAAACCAACACAACATAACGAATTAATTAAACTCTTTCAGATTAAGTCTGAATACATCGAAGACGACGATTTCCCGATTCAGCTCCCGGGCGGTTATATCATTGACGATGGAGAAGTCATCCAGGCCAACCCCGGATTTACGCCATAT